CGTCGTCCTGCGATATCTGAACTGTGTACTCAACTGGCTCGTCGAACTTGAGATACTTGAGGTAATGCTCGGCATCATTCTGAATGGCGGTATATGCTTGGACAACCATGGCACGAAGCTCGTCGTTTATGTGGCGAATCGTGCTGTAGCTGGCCTCCTCTCCACCGTGCTTGGTGATGAATCGAATAAGAGCCTTTGCTTGCTCCAGACTCAGGTTATTGTTGATCTTAGTTGCCGCAGTGTCAGTATAGTTATAAATAGCCATGATGGCCTCCTGTTTTGGTTGACATATACAACGCACATGGAACTCTGTGCTGATTGTCACGTCTGCCCTCACATGTTAAATCGCGCAAGGAGCGCCCGCGCGCGACGAGGAATCGTCAAGGAATGTGAGCAGAGCGTCCTAAGGAGTATGAGCGCGGTCGCGATTACTCCTGGTATGATGCAACGTCACAGGGTTCTGGTGCTGCGTCATGGTATCACAAACACTGAAGGTGCGTCTTGGCGCGAGACACCATGACGCTGCGACAGGTTCCTGTGATGTAGCGTCATAAGGCACCTTCCGACCCCCGAGCTTTTGGGCGAGTGGGGTTGACGACGCATTTAACAGTGTGCCACCAGGAGGGATAATCCGCACGGGGGTTCATGTGTGTGTGTGTGTGTCGTGAGAGAGCGCACCTGGGTGGCTGGCAAGGTTCTCCATGATGAGCAACATGAAGCGTAGAGACTACCGAAGGGAGGCTCCGGTGTAATGTTGCTCACCGTGGAGAATCCGCAGACCCGCCCAGCGCGCATATTGGATCTTGGAATGCGGACAGCGCGTCAGCGCCGCATCTTCCAAGTGGTGGAGCTTTCGCGTATAGCCTGATCCAACGGGGCGGTTAGCCGTTGGTCGACCGCAGTTCGAAGACTGCACGATCTGAAGGATCGTATGCGTCAAGGATCGAAGCCCGTAAGGGTGGAGACTTTAGGCTCCATTCACGAGAGCCTGCTCGGACGCCCGACCGATCGATCATGAGACGTAACTTGCCCAGCGCAGGGGGACTAGAGACAATATTTATTTCCCCAGGAACATTGGTGCACATAAGCTGACTCAACAGCATCAGCGTCCTACCTTCCCTTCCTTCTCTTAGAGGTGTTGCGCGACTAGCGCACCTTCTCTTCCTTCCTTCTCTTCCTTCCTTCCTTCCCTTAGAGGTTAGCGCGACTAGCGCACCTTGTTACTTGGGGGTTACTGTGGGAGTTTGTAACGGATGAAGCAACGATCTGGACTGACGGGGGCCCCCCTTTTCAGCGGGGGTGACGACTGGCCTGGCCTTATAATGTTGGTCAGACAAATTCATTCAACCCTAATTCCATTGCGCTTGTATGTAGGGAACAAGTTTGCCCCTAAAATAATATCCACTATATTTTCGTTTGAGATTAGGTTACTCTGCAAGAAACAGTTCAAGGATTATGGTATATGACATCGTATGCGTCGTTTCTTCCAGGCCAAGGTCCAGGGCTCGCGGGCCTTCAACAGCAGCCTGCTGGCGTTCAAGACCAGATACAACAGCTTCAGAACGCCCAAGCCCCTGCAAATTACAGGTCCCTCCCCCAAGTCAACCAGTTTGAAGGGCTTCAACGGGCCGAACCTCAACGGCAACCTCTCTATCAAGGACAGGCTCAACAGGCTCAAAACGCCCAACAACCTTCCCAGCAGCAGATGCAGCAGATGCAGGCGTTTCAACAGCAGATGCAAGAACAGATAGCTCGACAAGAGCAGACGCCCCAACAGCAGCAGATGCAAGGAATGCAGACGTCGCAGCAAGCACTCCCAGGAACTACGGGTTCGCTGCAAGAACTTATGCTGCGCCGAAGGCCCACGGCCCCTGTTCCGCGTCCCCCGAAGGCCGAGGGCCTTGGCGTAAGTAATTTTGTTGGCGCTTCCTCTAATGACATGCAGCGGATGTTGAGCCGAGGTTCGATATCTGGGGACAACATGGGCGATGCCCAGCGTCAGATGGAGCAGACTAGGACGAACGAGTTTTTAAATAAGATGCGGGCCCAGAATCCGGAACGGTTTAACAACGCTCCTCCTCCTCCTTTAGCGGGTGGATCTCCTCAATTCCCAGGCAGTGTACCTCCTGGGATTCAGCAATATCCGATAGGTGCGCAGATCCAAGCAAGCCGAAGGACCGCGCCACCTGCTGGGGGGATCATGGGCCAAGCTCCACCTGAGATGGCCCAGAACATTCCTTTGATGCAGAACCAGATGGCCCCTGTTCCTGGTTACGGACTTCCTCCTGTTCCGCAGACATCTGCTGGCATGGGTTTTTCTCCTCCTCCTATGAATCCGATGCAGGGGGGTTACGGCTCTGCTGGCATGATGGGCATGGCCCCTCCTGGGATGGCACAGATGGCGGCGTTCCCGCAGCAGACGATGCAGCAGGGTGGATACGCTCCGACGCAGCAGGTTCGAGGTTCTCAGAACAGTCCTCCTATACAGAGCCCGTTTGTTTAGTAGATTATTGATTCGAGGTATGATACCCGTGGACCACGGTCCCTGGTTTGAGAGGTAAGATAGATGGCGCTTAATAAAAAGACTACTAACGAGTTCGGCGTGATATCCAGCCATGACGGCAAGGGTAATTTTTCAAACAATTACAACGAGCAGAGCGCTGACCAGCGCGCTGCGATGTTTAAAAGTTATGATGACAACAACAAAACTCCAGCCGCCTCGACGACGCAGATGGCTTCGGTTGTCAACGCGGCTCTTGGCAAGACTGGCCCCAAGACTTGGGGTGAATTTACTTCTGGCACGGACCTTGATTCATTAAGCGATGCCCAGTGGCGCAAGAAGCACGAGTCTTATTCTAATTATCTTTTGGACGACAAGTTTGGTCTTGTAGTTAACAACTCGGCTCTTCCGGCGCATGAGGAGTTAATGAAGGCTTCGGGCCAAGTTAGATCTAGTTATTCGAACGCGGCTCACAGAGATCAAGAGGCTTTAGAGGTTTTTGATCAAGCGAAGTACGACAAGGACACTCGTCAGTTTGAGAAATTAGACTTTGATAAATGGTTAGCTGTAAACATAAAAAACGGCAGGGATGACCTTGCCAACTCTGACTACGTTGGGCAACGTGAAGAGTACAAAAGACAGGTTGATCAGAACTTAGGCATGAGTAGTCGCGCCCCTGCCCACGTTAAACAGAAGACGTTTGAGGAGTTTGACCCTGGATTATTCACTGCGGGGGACGATTACGGCCAGTTTTCTGGTGCGTATAGGACGCAAGACGAGGCGGACACCAAGTTTCAGGGCTACTACACTGGGGAATTGGACAAGTTAGGCTACGGAAACTTAGCAACAGAGGGCTTAGGCAACGCTGGCTACGTTTCGGCGTTAGAGGATGCCACGAACCGCAAGGGCATATCTGATCAGATCTCGGGCCTTGGTTACGGGTCCATGGTTAACCCCAATATGACGGCGGATCAGCTTAATGCGGCGTTTGGCGAGGCTACTGAGCGCAACAAGTTCAAGGATTTGCTTGACGGGATGGGCACTGAGTACGGAACAATGGACAGTGCGTCGAGTTTGGGTAGTTTATACGACACAACCACCAAGTTAAACGCTGCAACAGAGGCTGCGCGTCAGCAACAGCAGCAGCAACAGGGCATGGCGGTGGCAAATGCGGTGGCGGCGGACAAAGCACAGCGTCAAAACGTCGGAATAGCCAGTATCCCTGGACCATCGGCCTCTCCTTACACTGCGGCGGCTGCTCCTACGGGGACCACGGCTCTTCAGGACAATCCTTACCAGATGGCACCGATTGACTTCACTGGAGGCTTGGCAGGAGCTGGTTCTGATGGTACTGTTGGACAAACAAACATCTTTGCTCCTCCTCAGATGAGCATGACGCAGAGCCCATTTGACTTAAACCAGTCGTTTAACCCTTACTTTGACGCACTTAACACACAATACGGGATTCCACCGGTAGGAGAGACTACATAATGTACAAGTATAACATGGGCGGCTCTGTTCCGCGTGAGACTAACATTGCTGGTCAGCGCCACAGTTTAGCGTACATCAATCCTTTCGAGGAGGACTTGTTGAACACTCAGTATCGAGGTGGTGAGGGTCAACCTGTACCCCCGTTTGCCGGTCCTGGGGGCGTTCCAACTTATATTCCAGACGATGGAAATCGTGGTGTAAGGACCCTGTCGCCAGGAGGTGGCCCCAAGTCAACTTCAAACGCCGCGTCTAGCAGTGGCGCTGTTGCAACATCCAAGGTGGATGATACGTTTGGCTCGGGCAATATATTTAGCAACCCTGGCACAGGCAGTACGACTAACTTTGGGAATAGTGGTAACACCATTGACCGCTCAGGTTATAAAGACGACAACAGACCAGCATCCAGTTCTGCACCACAAACATCACTCCGCCCAGTAATACGGGACACTGCACCAGCCGTGGCAACATCAAATGTCTCCGGCGGACCTACAAAAACTGAGCTCGATGCCGCAAAAATTGCTAGACAAGAGCAGGGCCGCTCGGCCTTGGAATTATTTGCAAACAAAATTACTCCTAACGACTTCATGGAGTATAATCTGTTTGGTGAGCTTGTATATCAAGCAGGCCACCCAACAGTCAAAGCCGGTAACGCCAAGGTGGGAGATGCGGTTAGATCTGACGAAACAAACTCCTTCGGGTTTACAGTTGGCATGGGCAATACCAACACCAACGATGCCACTCCAGGAATGTATCGAGGAGGCTTTGGCTCGGGCGTAAAAACTGACTTAGACATGACGTTCGCCGCAGGTTTTGGAACACCAGAAGAACAAAAGATGGAATTGCTTCGCGCTGGATACACCGAAGAAATGGCTGATGCGTATCTTGCTCAAACTGCCGCGACTCGTGCGAATATGGGCACAGGCATGGGCGGTGGTGGTGGAGACAATAATGATATCGTCCAAGATCTAGTCACCGATATCGCTGATCCGTGCCCCGAGGGGTATAAGATGGATCCCGTGACTAACGCTTGCGTGATCGATCCAGACATCGGTATCGGTGCCCCAGTGTTCACGCCTCAAGATCCAAACGCCGTAGCAGGCGGAGGGGGCACAGGCTACACCCAACCTATAGGCAACTTCATACCAACCCCGCTACAACCTAACAAAATGAATCCAATGCAGCAGCAGTTAAATGCTTTGACTAAATCTCTTCAACCACAACAGAACCAGCAATTGGCTGGCGGACTGGCTGGAATCCGTAGGTGAACTTACAAGCACTCCCCGAGGAGGCGCTGAAAGAAATACTAGCGCTGACTGAAGCTAAGAAGAACATGGATTTGCGTGAGAAGGCTCACGACAACTTCATGCCGTTTGTGCACCATGTGTACGACAACTTCATCGAGGGCCGTCATCACCGTGTAATTGCTAAAAAACTTGAGGCCGTGGCCCGAGGAGAGCTGAAGCGGTTGATAATTAACATGCCACCTCGACATTCTAAGTCTGAGTTTGCAAGCTACTTGATGCCTGCTTGGTTCTTGGGCCGTAATCCGAAGCTAAAGATCATACAAGCCACGCACAACACCGAACTTGCGGTTAGGTTTGGACGTAAAGTGAGAGATTTAATCGATGACCCTGAGTACAAGACTATATTCCCTGAGACAAACCTTAAAGAAGATAACAAAGGCGCGGGTAAATGGGGCACTGACAAGGGCGCAGAGTACTTTGCTGCGGGTGTTGGCGCGGCAATTACTGGCCGTGGTGCGGATTTACTCGTTATTGACGACCCTCATTCGGAGCAAGATGCGTTAAGCGAGAACGCTTTCGACAACGCCTACGAATGGTACACCTCTGGACCCCGCCAGCGTCTTCAGCCTGGTGGATCGATCATAATTGTTATGACGAGGTGGGGTAAAAAAGACTTGACAGGCAGATTACTGGCCGCGCAGGGCAACGATGTGATGTCCGACCAGTGGGAAGTTGTAGAGTTTCCAGCGATTATGCCGTCAGATGAGCCCTTATGGCCTGAATTTTGGGACAAAGCGGCCCTATTATCTATTAAAGCTGACCTTCCGGTAGGCAAGTGGAATGCCCAGTGGCAGCAACAACCGACGTCTTCTGAGTCTGCAATCATCAAAAGGCAGTGGTGGCAGGACTGGGAGAAGGAGAAGATACCGTCTCTCAGTTACATTATTCAGTCTTACGACACCGCGTTCTCCAAAAAGCAAAGCGCCGACTACTCGGCCATTACAACGTGGGGAATATTCAAACCTTCTGAGGGAGGACCAGACAATGTTGTTCTGTTGGATGCCCGCCGTGGGCGTTGGAACTTCCCTGAGTTGAAAGAAATTGCGTATGAAGAGCATGAGTATTGGGAACCTGATATGGTACTGGTGGAGGCCAAAGCTACTGGTACACCTTTGATTGATGAGCTCCGTCTTCGAGGTATTCCAGCATTGGGCTTTTCTCCAGGCAAAGGAACTGATAAGGTAAGTCGTATGCACATGGTTGCTCCGTTGTTCGAAGCTGGTATGGTGTGGGCACCAATGCATGAAAAGTTTGCGGATGAAGTTATTGAGGAAGTAGTTTCATTTCCTAATGGCGAGAACGATGACTTTTGTGATAGTATGACGTTAGCACTTATGCGCTTTAGGCAGGGAGGGTTCATCTCCCTAGTCGGCGAAGAGGAAGACGAACTAGAATGGAGGCCCCGTAAACGGGAGTATTATTGATGGCATTACCACCTAACATGGTCGCACCAGGCTTAGACCTAGCCGATACCGCAGGGCTCCCCGATGTAGAAATACCCATTGATGTACCGATGGAGTTTCCGAATGGGGCTGAAGTTATTGAGGACGGAGAAGGCGGAGCGATTGTTCAGGCTTTAATGGCTGGACAGGGCGATCTACCTTCGCAAGAAGAATTAATTCCGTTTGACGCTAACCTATCCGAGTTTCTGGATGACGGAACTCTAGGGGAGCTATCTAGCGAACTGCGTGGTTTATACGACGAGGACCTAGAATCACGATCCGAGTGGGAAGATGCATACGTTAACGGACTAGATCTTCTAGGTATTAAGACTGAGGACCGGTCAACACCATTCCAAGGTGCTTCTGGTATTACGCACCCGTTAGTTGCGGAGAGTGTAACTCAGTTCCAAGCGCAGGCATATAAAGAGTTACTGCCATCCGGTGGCCCAGTTAAAACTGGCGTATTGGGGGCAACTAGCCCAGAGCGCGAGGCACAGGCTACGCGCGTACAGAACTTTATGAACTACCAGATCACGGAGATCATGGAAGAGTACGATCCAGATATGGACCAGCTTCTGTATTATCTCCCGTTGAGCGGGTCTACGTTCAAGAAGGTATACTTCGATCCTACCAAACAACGGGCAGTATCTAAGTTTATTCCGGCGCAGGACTTGGTTGTACCTTACTCTGCCAGTGATTTAATGACGGCTAACCGTGTGACACATGTGTTGCGTATGGACGAAAACGAAGTCCGTAAGATGCAGGTTGCTGGTGTTTACCGTGACGTAGAGTTGCAGGCTTCGAGCGACAACGAAGAAGATGCCGTAGAGCAGAAGGTCAACGAACTACAGGGCTTATCCAAGAACTACAGCGACGATGTAATGACCATCCTCGAGATGCATGCTGATCTGGACATCGAAGGCTTTGAGGATATGGATGAGGCAACGGGCGAGCCTACTGGCATTCGTCTTCCTTACATCGTTACCCTTGACCAGAGCTCTGGGCGCATACTTTCTATTCGTCGCAACTATGACATGGAAGATCCGTTGCAGCGCAAACGGCAGTTCTTTGTGCACTACAAGTTTACCCCAGGATTGGGCTTTTACGGCTTTGGTCTAATCCATATGATTGGCGGTCTCGGGAGAGCCGCTACCAGCATCCTACGACAGCTTATCGACGCTGGAACCCTAGCCAACCTCCCTGCCGGTTTTAAGGCCCGTGGAGTGCGTGTACGCAACTCTGACGAGCCACTACAACCTGGAGAGTGGAGGGACATCGACGCCCCTGGAGGAAGCATTAAGGACTCTATTGTTCCGCTTCCGTACAAGGAGCCGTCAGCTACTCTGGCCCAAATGCTTGGTGGGCTGGTTAGTGATGGGCGCAGGTTCACTGCATTAGCCGATCAGCAGATGTCCGATATGAATCAAGAAACGCCTGTAGGAACTACGGTTGCTATGCTAGAGCGTGGGACAAAGGTTATGTCCGCGATTCACAAACGCCTGCACTACGCGCAGAAGTCTGAGTTCAGGCTTCTAGCTCGTATCTTCGCTGAAAACCTACCTCCTGAGTATCCTTATGAGGTTGCAGGCGCTCCTGCTGCGGTTAAGACGCAAGACTTTGATGGTCGGATCGACGTCCTCCCCGTCTCTGATCCGAACATCTTTTCGATGGCACAGCGTGTGACTCTGGCTCAGACTCAACTTCAACTGGCCCAGTCGAACCCGCAAATGCATAACTTACATGCAGCCTATCGGCGGATGTATTTAGCATTAGAGGTGCAGAACATTGACGAGATCCTGCCACCGCCCCCACCACCGCCTCCTCCACAGGACCCAGCGGTAGAGAACGGTGCAATGCTTAACGGTCAATCGCCCGCGCCCGCTCCACAACAGGACCATGAAGCTCACATTCAAGCGCACCTGGCGTTGCTTGAGTTCTCGGTTCTCCAGGATGCACCGGCTGTATTGGCGGTATTGTTTAGTCATATCTTCCAGCATGTCAGCATGAAAGCGCGTGAAATGGTTGATGAAGAGTTAAAGGCCCTAAACGAAGAGGCTATCGAGGGGCAGCAGTCGCAGCAACAACAACAGCAACAGCTTCAACTTCTAGTGCAAACTGGGGCAATTGACCCTGCAAGTGCGCAACAGATGGCGATGGAGCAACAGCAGCAGCAGGCTCCGCCTCCTCCACAGTTCGAACCTGATCAGATCGAGGCACGGGTTGCTCAGATCGAGGCTGAACTTCTTAAAGAAATCGCACCGTTGATGACCTACAAAGGCGCAGACGCGGAAGATAAAGACCCTCTAGTTGACATTCGGATGCAGGAACTTTCCATTAAAGAAATGGAAGCCCAGCATAAGTTGGCGATTGATCAAGCTAAATTAGAACTTGAAGGCATGAAGATTGAGCAACGTGCCGTCACTGATTCAGCTAGGCTAGAGCTTCAGGAGCAGATCGCAGACGAGCGTAGTGATGTTAATCGCGAACGCATCGACGTTCAGCGGCAAGCGTCAGAACAGAGGAACGCTACTTAAAACGGGGAATAACTAAGAACACCAAGGGCCCCTTAAAGTTATGTTAGATCCTGTTTCAGCAATCGCTTTGGCGACTAGCGCCTACAAAGGCATAAAGAAAGCCGTTGAAGTCGGTAAGGAGATTAGTAGCTTTACTGGCGCTATCTCTCAGTTTGCCAAGGCTTCAAGCGACATAGACTTCCTTGAGAAGAAGTCACAAAAGCCATCGCTTTATCATAAGTTGTTTTCCAATACCGAGGCTACGGCTCTCGACATTTGGTCTGCCAAAAAG